GTTTACGTTAAACTTCAAGGTAATCCCTCAGGATCACGTATAACTACATCTTTTAACAGTTTTGTTAATAGAATGTACGTTGTTATGTCGATGTTGAGTTCTTTACCAAAGGAGAAACAAACAGTAGATTATATTTTGACAAATATGAAAATGTATGCACATGGAGATGATCATTTGATCGGTTTCAATCAAGGTATAAGAGATCATTGGGACGGAATCGTTCTAAGAGATTTTATGTTAAGACATGGAATTGATTATACATCATCAGTGAAAGACAAACCATTAGTACCAACACGATTTTTGCATGAGTGTTTTTATTTAAAATCACATTTTGTTTATAACGCAGAGACACATAGATGGCAAGCAGGTTTGAGCAAGGAAGTTATCCAGGAGATGGTTTCCTGGCAAAGAGATGGTGATCTCAACAGTACTAAGATGATTCTAAATACAGCGTTGAGATATGCTTTCTTTTGGGGAAGAGAGTACTTTGGTATGATTAGAGAAAAATTGGAAGCAGCTGTTTCTTCACGAAGAATAAATATTCGCCTCATAGATTATGAATCTTTGAATAGTGAATATAATTTTAGTGGAGGACAGATTGTCTTTGATTATGTGAACTAAACATATCTGACACTAACGCCGACAGTGTTTAAAACATAAGGCTCTTACTTTAAGGTTATAAAGTTGATTGTATGTCGATACAATTTAAAACATAAGACTATAGTTATGAATTAACTCGATACCAATCCGAAGGTATTTCAAGAAATAGGTAATGTAGCTCGCATGAAAAATTGAGCAAACAAATATTATGGAATCACAAACTTACGAAAACATATTAGGTGCTATTAAAAGCACCAACACGCAAAATTCTCAGGATTTTGCAACAATGACCCTAACGGGGTCAAACCAAGGTCTATTAAACAAGGATCCTTTGAAAAGTGATTTAACTCAAACAGGTACTGCTATTGTGTCACAAAACACAGTTTCTGTTAGAGATACATCACGTGTTAAGGATTCTACAGATCTTGTAGAACTTGATTGGAACTATAAGTCAACCACCTCTAAGCCTTTTATTGTAAAGACGGGTGTTTGGACTTCATCCCAATCAGCTGGAACGCCGCTAACGACATTTAACTTTCCAGTTGATTATTTTAATACCAATCATGTTTTGAATCAAGTGGGAAATACTTTTCTATCTTTCCGAGGTGATTTGCATTACGTCATAACAACATTGGGTTCACCCTTTGCTACAGGCGCTCTAATTGCATCTAATGCCTATGGTACCATCCCAAATTTTAATAGAGCAGATAGGTATTTTAAACCACATGTTATTTTAGATATATCAGATAATACAACCACAATAGATTTCATTGTACCGTTTAAATGGTGCCGAAATTCTTGTTCACCTTTTGATACTGCAACAAAAGTTAGGTTGGAGATTTTGGAACCTCTACAGGGACTTACATCTGCCAATTATACTATTACTGCATTTTTAGAAAATCAAGAATTTCGTTTCCTCAGACCAACAGAAGAGGGATCTTTCAGACAAACACAAGGTCTATTTAATTTTACTACAATTTCGAATACTTTGTCAAATATTGAGGAAGCTAATTTGCCAATGGAGATGGCTGGAGATCAGTATGATATTGGACTAGGCATGGATGATATTGGGATTAATAATAATCCTCAATCACTATTGGTCAAGTTTAATTCATTGAATAACTCTAGCAATCCTCATTCGGTGGAGAAAGTTTCATTGAGAGCGCGAACATTAGCGCCATCAACATATGACACATTTAATTCAAAAGTAGATGAGATGAGTATAGCACATTTGTTTCAAGAAAGAGAGCATTATCACACATCCTTTGATTTAACAACATCAACAGCATCAGGAGTACAATTGATGAACATGGCAGTATGCCCAAATCCTTCAGTCTTTCAGAACCCTGCACTTATAAATGCAGCAGAATATATTATGACCAACACGAAATTTTGGAGAGGTGGTATGAAAATAAAACTTCGTTTCTTTATGAATAGATTTCAAGCAGCAAAAGTCTATGTGGGTCTGTTTTATAAGGCAATTACTCCTTCAACTTTTGCCGATTGGTCATCATCCCATGGCGTTATTTTAGACGTGGGTGGTGATCAACGAGAAGTTGTTGTGGAAATTCCTTATAATGCAGAAACGCCTTGGCTTCAAACTTTGCATTGTTCTACAGATGTTTCTTTACCTGCATCCAGAGAATTGAGTATTTTCGATTACATTATGGGACAATTTACGGTATATGCTTTGACGCCATTAGTCTCTCCAGAGGGATCACCGACGACAATTACATGTCACGTAACTTATTCAATGTGTGAAGATTTTCAAATAGCTGGATATTCCACTAACACGCGAGTGGTTCAAGGTATGGATACAACTGTTAAGCTATCAAAAACAAGTACACGAACAGAAGATAACATAAATGATACTATAGATTCGATGAAAGATATTTATCGCAAGTATGAATTGGTTTTGACCCAACATAACATCAAACTAGATGCACCATATGTAGCAACTGTTATGAGCCCTGATTGGTTGTTTTGTGGCAACACAAATGCAGCTGGAGAGTTCGTTTCAGGAGATACAAAGTGGGTTGCACCAACAGCGCCGATGACTATGTTTGGAGCAAGAATGTTTCATGCTTACCGTGGAGGAGTAAAAGTTAGGTTTGATGTAGATATGTATAGCATACAACCAGATCAAGGAAAAGTTCCTTGGCCAACAAATTATGTGCCGTATTGTATATATGTCAATCCAGATACTATTCATTTCCAAAACGGATCAGTAACTTTCACAAATATATTAGATAACATTAATGGGTCTTTTAAGTGTATGTTTGATTTTGATTCATCAATAGTTCCAACACCTTTTGAAGTTTTGCCAGTCAACGCAGTGACACAACAAGGTGCTAGAATCTTTGAAGTTGAAATCCCATGGCAGCGAAATACAAAATATCTCGAACAAGATCGAAATTTTCCTTTGTATAAACATTTCGGACTTTTGATGCTGGTGTTTAAGCGTCAACATGATGATGGAGTTGGTGAAAATCAATTTGATATTCGTGTTTATGCTAAGCCAGCTGATGATGGACGATATGGTATTGCAGAGATTGGAATTTTCAATAGAGTTACAGAAAATGCAGCACTATGGGGTGGAAACAATTCATAAACAAACAATCGAT